GTTCTTCCGACCCTGGGACCATCCGCAAGTTGATTGATGATGCGGGCGTGGATGATGCCAGTGTTGTGCCACAATCTGCCCTGAGGGTGAGCCGATACGGTGACCAGCTAGCAGTTCGGATTGTAGCCTTCGGCGCAGACCAACAGACCGGCGAAGCAACATTCACCATCGATGAGGATGGCGAAAACATTACTGCAGTTGACGGAGACCTTTGGGTTCAGTCGGTGCTATATCGAGAAGGCGTAGTTCAGGAGGTAATCAATGCGGGATGACAGGTATCTGGAGTTGAATGAGATGGCAACCAATCTGACCGAGTTCTACTCAGAGCAGGTCGGCAAGCCAGTCGAGTTCGGATTCGATGATGCGTATGACCTTTGGGTTACCGCACCGCGAACCAACGGGCGTGAGTATTTCGAGACCTTCGGCTCTGCCGAGGAGCGAGTAATGCAACTCTATTCAGAGTTGTTCCTAGATGATGGCACAAGTGATGGATTGGAAGGACTATAAATGAGCGAACTAGATGAAGCAAAACTACGTCACCCAAGTACAGGTGCGTTGCAAGAAGTGATTGCAACTACGGCGCAGAGGGCATTCAACACTGGTGTGCAACACGAGCAAGACCGGATTGTCAAGCTGATATCAGACAAGGTAACCATCCTAGACGGGATGCGTCCTGAGTCTTACAAGGTGGTTGCAGACATGGCAGACCTACGCATTAGAACTATGCGAAAGGTAATTGACTTTATCAAAGAGGAGTCAAAGTCGCAAAGCGAATAGTAAGAGAGCCACCACCACCTAAGCAGTACACCACCTTTAGTTGGTGCAAGATGGATGACCACCGCAATTGCTACGCAGTTGCCAGCACAGTTGATTGTATTTGTGAATGTCACAAGGAGGATAATGAGAGCCAAGCTAGAGAAGCTAACGCCTGATGCAAAGCAGGAGGTTGCGATTCGGAAGATTGTTGCAGAGCCAACTAAGGCCGCATTAAATGCGAGCCTAATGGGAACTGGCAAGACCCTGATGGCAACCGAGGTTGCGCTCAGGCTAAAGGCCAAGACGGTTCTCATTATTGCACCGCTCAACACCTACTGGGGTTGGCACGACACGATTCAGAGGCAGACCGAGTACACCGCAAACGGCTTGTTCAAGATTGATTCAAGCACCAAGGGCAGAGAAGCTATGCGGTCTATCTCTGAAGGCAAACAGGGCTGGTACTTTGTCGGGCGCGAATACTTCCGCACCAAGGAATGGCTGAAGGTCGTGCCCGACATCGTGCTGGTGGACGAGTGCCACTTCATGCAGAACAGAGCAAGCAAGGGATTCAAGGTTGCCAAGACTTTGAAGGCAGGGTTCAAGTTGTCCATGTCCGGCACGCCATTCGGCAACAGGTTCGAAGGATTCTGGGCAGTGACCAGATTCCTATGGCCGGACGATAAGATTGTGCCGAAGTCTTTCTGGAAGTGGGTGGAGCGTTGGGCTAACACCGCTTACAACCCGTTCTCTAACGTCGAGATTCTAGGCGAGAAGATTCCTGGGGCGTTTGCAAACACCTTGCCATGCTATGTTCGCCTTGAGCCAGACTACAACATCGATGTAGTTCACGAGACCCGCTATGTTGACTTGGTTCCAAGCCAGCGCAAGGTCTATGAGAAGTTCCAGCGCGACTTGGTTGTATGGTTGCAGGAGAACCCGCTTGTGGCAGAAGTTCCTATTGCTGCCCGCATTCGCTTGCGCCAGATGACCTTGGCAGTGCCAAGCCTGACCGAGAGTGGCGAGGTTTACTTTGCAGATGATGCGGTGTCAACCAAGTACCAAGCGCTACTGGAGATTATCGAAGATAATCCAGATGAGAAAATGTTGGTCTTGACAGATAGCCAGAAGTACGCTAAGATTGTGACTGACCGACTCAATGCCAAGTATGGTGATGGTTCTGCATTTGAGTGGAGCGGTATGGCATCACAACCACAGCGTGAGGTTGCCAAGCAGGAGTTCATCAAGGGTTCGAAGCGATTCATCGTGGCGGTAATCCCAGCGATTGCTGAGGGCGTGGATGGCTTGCAGGATTCATGTCGCACAGTTGTATGGCTGAGCCACAGCGATAGTAATATTCTGAACCAGCAGGTTCTTGACCGCGTTCGCAGGCGTGGACAACGCCAGCTTGTGCAGGTCTACGACATCGTAGCCCGCGACACTTATGATGAAGGACAATTAGATACCCTTCTCCAGCGAGAGCTGGACTTGAGGGCAAGTTTGAAGGAGGACTAATGGGAGACTTATATGTTTCATTTATTTCATATGTGGCAATCTTTGGAGTAGCTGCATTTCTAGCGGCATCGGGCTTTGTGCTTGCGTTGCCAACCGCGGTTGCGTTATTCTCTAAGTTTGATGAAGCTCAGGAGGAAGTTCTTTTGATTCGACCGAAGGCTTACGACATGGATGAGGATAGATAATGGCAGAGTACGTATGGGAAGAGGCGGACAAGTCTAATCCTTGGGGACGCAAGCGTGCCAAGGGGACTCACTGCTCAAAGGGGCATGAGTTTACCGAGGAGAACACCTTCATCCGTCCTTACGACAAGACTAGAGTTTGTCGAGAGTGTCGCAGAAGATACGCCCGCAAGAAGTACCAAGAGAACAAGCATTCTGGCAAGACTAAGACTAAGCCAGACCCGATTCTACTTGCGGTAATGCCACAGAGCACCTTCCTTGATGACTACTCGGCAGTGCTTTATGCAGACCTGCAAAAGAAGCTAAGGGATACCGAAGTTCCTTGTCGCAGTCTGCTGGATGTCTTCGATAATCCAGAAGGCGTTGGCAAGAAGGAGGCAGCTGCACTATGCGAAGGCTGCCCGCTCATCAAAGAGTGTGGTGCGTTTGCAGAAGCCAGTCGCCAAGAGTATGGCATCTGGGGTGGAGTTAACTATACCAAGAGGAGGTACAAGAATGGTTACGAATGGTTCGATGTTGAAGACATTAGCGATTTCCTTATTGAACGCTAAGACTGAGCGTGACGGCCAGAAGAAGGTCGGAGCATCTCAGATATCCAACCCTTGCACCAAGCACTTGGCGCTAGCATTGGCCGGTGTTGAGCCAGAGCCAAGCAAGTATTGGCTAGGGGCCAGGGTTGGTACGGCAATTCATTCTGCCATCGAAGCTGCTATCGAGAAGTCGGATGCAGAGAGCTTGCTCGGTGCGCTTGTCGAGAAGAAGCTAGTGCTTGGTGAGATTGACGGCTACGGCACAGTCTCAAGCAAGCCTGACCTAATCTTGCCAGCCATCAACCACTTGGTAGACTGGAAGACTTCGACCAGAGCAAAGACCAAGAAGATTCAGGCATGGGTCGATGGAACTAAGCAGGATGCAGGAACTACCTACACGATGCAAAAGTACATCGGGCAGACACAGCTTTATGCTTGGGGTGCGACCCAGCTTGGATTACAAATTGATAACATTTCGCTTGTATTCATCAACAGAGATGGCACAAGTGATTCGGATGTGCTAGAATACACATTCGCTTACGACGAGTCTATTGCACTTGCATTATGGAATAGACTTGTGGTATTGTGGGAGGAGCTACAAAATGGAGTTCATCCAGAGTCTTATGCCGGTCACCCTGAGTGCTTTAACTGCTCAGTGTCCGGGCTGGTATAATCAATAACAAGGAGGAAATAACTATGGCAGAAACGCCGAACGCAGCTCCAGCTGCCGCCAAGGGAAGCGAATTCCCAGAGCTATCCTTTGCTAAGTTCATTCACAAGGCAGAGGCACTGAACGCTCCAAAGACCATTCTTATCTACGGCGATGCGGGCCGAGGCAAGACTTGGCTAGCCGCCTCAGCATCAGAGCTTGCTGAGCTAACACCTGTGCTGTTGATTGACGTTGAGGGTGGAGCATCTGCTATCGCCCGCGACTTCAAGGACGTTGATGTTATCAGCGTTGATGCACACGAGAAGCTTGACAAGGTAGTCTCTGACTTGCTTAACGTCAAGCACAAGTACAAGACTGTTATCATTGACACCCTCGGTGTGGCAATGGACAGAGCCGAGAAGTTCTTTGGCGAAAAGCCAGAGAACAAGGGTAACAAGTTCGGCAAGTGGGGCGACCTCAAGATTTGGGCCAATGACTTGGTTCGAGCCTTGCACGCTGCTCCGTTCACCTCTATCATTCTGACCCACGCTGAGGAGCAGAAGGATGAGACCACTGGGGCAGTGAAGATTGTCCCAAACATTCCGGGTGGTTCGAAGAAGGACTTGCCAGGAATTCCTGACATCATTGGTTACCTGACCGCTCAGAAGAAGGAAGATGGCACCGCCCAGCGTGTGCTAGTCGTGGAGTCCTCTGACCGTTTGGTTACCAAGAACCGCTTCAACTTGCCTCCAGTAATCGCTGAGCCAAGCCTGAAGAAAATCTATTCACTAATCAAGGGAGGTAAATAATGAGTTACACTATTTCGTTTAGCGCTGAGTCGCTTGAGTCGAAGTCCGGTTCTATTGAGCCGATTCCAGCTGGTTCGTACAATGCAACTGTGTTTGACATCAAGGAGGAGCAGGTTCGTTCTGGTCCTAACGAGGGCAAGCCACGCTTCAACGTCCAGTTCCGCATCTCTGAGGGCCAGTACGAGAACCGTCGCGTCTTCAGCTACGTTCCACTGTACGCAGGCAACGACGCATGGAAGGCAGCAGCCTTCTTCAAGTCGCTTGGCTTCGATGTAAAGGCTGGTAACTTCAAGGTGCCAGCGACCGCCGACCTGCTTGGTAAGGGCATCGGCGTTCGAGTCAAGGTTGGCTCGGACATTAACGGCGCACCTCGCAACGAGGTAAGTGGCTTTGATAAGGCCACCAGCAGTGAGGATGTTCTTGCATCCTTGGGCGCAACTGCGGTAGAAGGAGAGACTTGGTAATCTCCTAAGAAACCAAGGCAGGGGTGCGACTGCATAACGCACACAAACCCTAGGTTGGCACAGCAATGGCGCTCCGAGTTCGACTCTCGGCTAGGGACTGTGGGAAACGGGATTTTTACTAGCCACTTCAATCTAGTCAAAATCTTCGATTACGTCTTCGGTTCCGTTTCCCACTACAAGCCCTAACAGGAGTAGTCCATCTCCTCCCTCCTCCGTTTCACTTCTATGGACTGCTGAGTTCGACTCTCAGCTAGGGCGCGGTAGACGACGGGGTTATCCCTGACTGCACTTCGGTGCAAGTTATATATCCGTTCAGGTGAATTCTAGAGTAGTAGCCTGACACCACAGTCCCTGGGTGCGTCATTAGGCAGGGGATGGGTAGAAGGAGCGGACCTCGCGATGACTACATCTGGTGCAAGTCCAGACTACCCGCAAAGTTTAACAGGAGGACTATTGAAATGGAGGAGCAATGAAAACAGCAGACTTTTTGACAGCGATTTATGGCGATGCAACGGGCATCGCTACGCTGGTTGTACGTAGCGCCTCTAGCGGCGACCTAACCGAGCAGAAGTTCTATGAATACCCAGAGCAGAAGCATGAGATGGCTGCCTTCGCAGCTGCTCACGCAATGGAAGATGTCTACTTCTCCCCGATTCTATTCAACGCACCGCGTCGCATTAAAGAGAACGCCAAGACTGTTCACGTAATCTATGCCGACGCTGATTCTTGCCAGCCAGAGAACTTCCTAGTTGAGCCTAGCATCTCTGTGCAAACTTCGGACAAGAGATGGCACACCTACTGGATGCTTGACCAAGAGGTCGAGCCACTTGAGGCTGCCCTCCTAGCTAAGAAGATTGCTTACGCCCATTCTCACCAGGGCTGTGACAAGTCCGGCTGGAACACAACTAAGCTACTGCGCCTACCAAACACCCGCAACCTGAAGCGTGAAGACGCATGGAGCATCGAGGCCACCACTACTGGGCAGGTCTACAGCTTCGAGGAAATCAACGCGGTCTACGGCGACGTGGAGGTCGAGCCTATCCGCGAGATGGCCGACCTCCCGATGCCCGCAGGATTCCCACCGATTCTTGAGGTGCTTGAGAAGCTATCGCACAACCCTCAAATTGTCGGCCTTTACATGGAGCAGCCAGCTTTCAACGCTGACCTATCACGCCTGCTTTGGAAGCTGGAGATGGAGCTATTCCGCGAGGGCCTAACCGCCGAGGAAGTCTTCACTGTAGCCCGCCACGCTAAGTGCAACAAGTACCACAGCCCAGACCGCCCGAAGCGTCTGGATGCTGACGGCGACCTATGGCGCGAGGTCCAGCGGGCGGAGCAGAGCTATGCCGCTGAGCAGGGCGAGGCAAGCTACGTTCCAGAACCGATTACCGAAGATGCACCAGTGGCGCGATTTGACAAGGTTGCCGTATCCTTCCTGACCGAAGAAGAGCGTGAGGTTGTCCAGCTTGAGCCAACCTTCATCGACAACTACGTCAAGTGGGCTAGGTCTAAGACCGACGGTGCGCTGAGTTATCAGATTGCCTCGGCTTTCACGGTGCTATCCGCAGTCTTTTCAGACTGGGGCTACGCTGTGCCGCGCTACGGCAAGATGGGCCTGAACCTGTGGTTTATGGTGCTAGGTGAGACCACGCTAACTCGTAAGTCTACTAGCCGTAACCTTATGCTCCGCGTAATTCGTTCCTACGAGAAGTTTGGTGGTTACCAGATTGACATCGGTTCGGATGCTACTCCTGAAGGTGTGACCGCAATCCTTGCTGAGCGTGACAAGAAGACAAGCCTTCTACACCGCGATGAGGTTCAGGGCATGTTCAAGGACTTTATGAACAAGACCTACATGGCCTCGGCAGCTGAGCGTTACACCGAGCTTTACGACGGTAGCGTTCCGGTTGTGATTCGTTCATCCAAGGACAAGCGCCAGACCGAACGTGCTGAGACTAACTTCATCATGTACTTGATGGGTATTACTAGCAAGGTTGCCGACGTTCTGACAACCGAGTACTTCCGCTCCGGATTCTTGGCACGTTTTATCTACGTGACCGCAGATGCACCAGAGCGAAGCCGAGAGCTAGAGGATATCCAGCAGGCGGATGAGTACGAAGTAGTGGTCAAAGACACTATCCTTGATGAGATGGTGCGCAAGCTATTCGATGCTGTGACTTATTGGCAAAAGAAGGGGCAGCCTAACCCAAGGCCGCTTCGCCTGAGCCAAGCTTCACTAGAGCGCTTCAACCAGTACAAGTGGGAGATGGGCAACTATGCCGAGTCGCACAGAGAGAAGGAGTCTATTGAACCTTCTCGCCAGCGTCTTGCATTGTCCGTCTGGAAGTGTGCAATCCTGCTAGCAATGGCCGACAAGTCCGACGAGGTAAAGCTCAGGCACATGCTGACTGCAATCAGCTACTCCGAGGATTGGTTCGAGAACCTAGTTCGCATGGCAAGTGCAATCTCAGCGTCCGAGTGGCAGAGAGACGTGGACCAGCTTGAGGCTTACGTGGTTGACCGAGGTGGTCGAGTCCGTTACGAGGAGGCTTACCGCAAGTTCAATAACAAGCGCAAGCGTGAGTTCGATGACATGGTCGAGGCCCTCAGGTCGCAGGCAAGAGTCATCTCAGTAGTAGACAATCGAAAGACATATTTGGAGGTAGTAAGATAATGGATAACTACAGCAGAAACGCTAAGTTTGATACCGTTAAGTACGACAACGAGGCTGTGCTTTACCACTCGATGAAGTATGAGATGGGATTTAGATACCCATTGGCCCTGGCCTGCTACCAGATGAAGCAGATAATCAATATGAAGGAGGAGAAACTAAATGACGACAATGCTAAGCCTTGACCCCGGAGGTACAACCGGAGTAGCGATAATTGAATATGGAGATACAGAGTATAGACTAATTAAAACCTTGCAGATTGCAAATGGATTGCAGGGGTTCCTTGACTTTCACTGGGACGAGCTTGAGGATTGGGAGTTTGATGAGATTGTCTGCGAGTCATTCGACTTGCGAGAAGGTGTCTACGGGGCAGACCTTAGTCCAGTCTATATTATCGGAGCACTAGAGGCATTATACCCTAGGGCACTGACAAAGATTAATTACCAAAAGCCTAGCCAAAAACCACTGTGCGATGATGACAGGCTTAAGAAGCTTGGCCTGCATGAGGCCGGTAGACCGCACGCGAATGACGCGGTCCGCCATGGTATAATTTATTTACGGAATAAAAAACATCCAATTATATTAAAGGAAGGGTGGGGAGACTAATGCCAACAAGCAAAAAGCAACTACCTATTAGAGTTAAAGAGTTCAGCGAAGACCTGTACGCTCAGATTGATGGAGATGAAAAGGCTGTAGTTGATGCCCTCCTTGGAGTAGTTCAGGAGTTCGGAAAGTTTCAGTCAGAAGACAGCACAGTAAACGCTGGCTATGACGGACCTGCTGACAATCCAAACCTTGAGATTGGTGTCAAGTGCGGAAACTGCGTGTTCCACCAGAACACCGAGGATGGCATTGAGTGCAGTGCGATTGACCAAGACATCGAAGAAGATGGCGCATGTCGCTTTGCCATGATTCCTCCTGGACTTGTGAACGCAAGAGAGTCCCTACGCGAAGCCGCTGCAACCTACAAGGTTCCTGCCGGAGTGCAGAGCGCCGCTAAGCGTGCTCAGAAGTGGATTTCCGAGGGCAAGGCTGGAGATGGATTTACTGCAACTGGTCGTCGTCGCGCCTCACAGCTCGCTGCTGGTGGCTCTGTAAGTCGAGATGTTGTAGTTAAGATGCGTGCTTACTTTGCACGCCATGCAGTAGATAAGAATGCTACTGGTTTCAGTGCGGGCGAGAAGGGCTACCCAAGCCCAGGACGTGTTGCGTGGGACGCATGGGGTGGTGACGCTGGCAGAACTTGGGTCAATGGATTGAAGGTAGATTAGTGAGAATACTTTTCTTAGACATTGAAACCAGCCCAAACCTAGCTTACGTCTGGGGCCTATTCAAGCAGAACATTTCAATCAATCAGATTGAAGAGTCGACCGAGATGCTATGCTTCGGCGCTCGCTGGTATGGAGAGAAGAAGGTTACCTTCAAGTCTGTGCACCACGATGGCAAAGAGGCCATGCTTAAAGAGGTTCACCGCCTGCTTGACGAGGCCGACGTGCTAGTCGGTTGGAACTCAAAGGCATTTGACTCCAAGCATCTGAAGCGTGAGCTTTTGCAGGCTGGCATGTTGCCACCATCGCCCTACAAGGAGATGGACTTGATGTTGGCTGTGAAGTCACAGTTCAAGTTCCCCAGCAACAAGCTTGACTATGTGGCTCAGACCCTTGGCGTAGGTGCCAAGGTCCAGCACTCAGGCTTTGACCTCTGGCGCAAGTGCATGGCTGGAGATAACAAGGCGTGGACTGAGATGAAGAAGTACCAGATTCAGGACGTTAATCTGCTGATTGACCTCTACGAGATTCTGAAGCCTTGGATTCCTAACCACCCTAACCGAGCACTGCACGACGGCATCGAAGAGGGATGCCTAGTTTGTGGCTCCAAGCACCTCCAGCGTCGAGGTGTGGCACGAAGCTCATCTGGGACTTACCACAGATACCACTGCCAGGATTGCGGCAAGTGGCAACGTGGCCCAATCTCAATCAACAAGACAGTAACAAGGGCGATATGATTAGGCGGTGGATTGCTAGGCTATTTAAGCTAGAAGTTCCGCCGCCCGCATACGACGAACCAGAGTACGAATATCTGGGGTACACAATGACCGACAAAGAAACCGGCATGACCCTATCTGTGCTTATGGTCTGTGGTTGCGGTCTCCCCGTAGTAGATGCCGGTACGCAGGACAAGCACTTCTGGTGCGAGCACTGTGACAGGCCCTGCTTTGAGGCTACACCTTGCGACTTTTGCGAAGCTCACAAAGAGTTTGATGCAGAGGCCGTCAGGGAAGAAGCTGCAAAGTACTACGAAGATAACGACGAGTAAACGAAGAACCCCCCAGTCACCTCTGCTGGGGGGTTCTCGCTTGTCGGGTTTCTAACCGTCCTAGTTTCCTAGAACACTATAAAGCGCAGTCACAACGGCAAGGACCGAAATGACCAGTGCCACATTCTCCTTCACAGTGCTGCGCTCAGTCTTTAGTTTCTGAATTTCAAGCTTCATCTCGTTAATAGCCCCGTCTTGAGCGTCCGACTTTTTGTCCAGTCTTTCGATGGAGTCTCTCAAACCCTTGATGCCTTCCTCAATTCGCCCGATTGCTACTAATACTTCTGTGAAATCCCTGTTAAGCTCAGGCATCTTCGTCCCTGTCACGTCTTAATGGGTAGGTGATAATCCAGATTGCGATGGTTAGCAGGATTAGCCAACCAGTTACCGTCTTTGCTGAACCCTCAAGCACCAGCCATGCGATAAACATGCCTAGGATTGTCCACGCTTGGTCAAGCATGTCCTTTAAAAAATCTCTCATTATTTGACCTTTCTAGTTGCAGCGCTTGCTGCGGAGGCGGCTGCTGCACTTGCAACTTGGGCTACTTGCCCAACAATTACAGTTGCCACTACTACTTCTTCTGACTTCTCTCGTACCTCAGGAGTCATGTCTGCGCCTACATTACCAAGGTCGTTGAATACTTCTAGAACCGCACCGGCCACGTCGCCAATTAGCGGGATGGCCGCAAGCTCCTCCGGAATTTGAGGGTCATCCTGCTCTGCTTCAGCGGCTAGTTCTTCTACAGTACTAACTTCTTCAATTATACCGTTACTAGTCTCTTCTACTGGTCCAGCGGTGGGTTCTTCGGGGGCACTTGACGACTCTGGTTCTGGTAGCGGTTCTGGCTCATTTTCTGCTGGCTCTTCAGTAGGCACCTCGGTAACCTCAGGTTCAGGTGTTGGCTCTTCCTCAGGTGAAATGGTTGATGATTCTGGTGTTGGCTCAACTACTTGCTCCTCTTCAACTTCTTCTGAGGCCGTTGGCTCAGGCTCTACTGGTTCGGGGGTAGGTGCTGGTTCTACTGGCGCTGGTTCAGGGGAGGGAGCAGGCTCAGGGCTTGGTGCTGGAGTAGGCTCAGGAGAGGTGGTAGGCGCTAAGATTGCAGGGGAGTATTGAACGCTGACTACCAGCTTTTTGTACCAGCCAGGACAGGGGTCGCCAAAGGTGCCGTTGTCTGCTCCGATTGTGCCAGAAGAACTGCCAATCAAGGCAGCTCCGACTACGTCCGAAACGTCCAACCCACAGTCGGTATCGTGTGCGACATAGCGGGCAACAACTGAGGAGAACACCTGACCGCTTGGAGCTTCTGCAACAAGGACTCCGCCCTCGTTCACAACATAATCCCAAAGAATAGGGCTGATAGTCTGAGATTCGCTAACGTCAGGGCTGACGGTCGAAGACTCGCTGACATCAGGGCTTACGGTGGGAGATTCTGTGGCTGGCTGCACAACTGGAGCAGCTACTACCTCGACCTGCATAATCGGGCCGTAGAAGCCGCCCCAGTATCCATTGTCAATGCCCTCAAGCTTCAGGGTCTGAGTGCCAACAATGTCAAAGGTGTAGACCCGCGGCCCATGCTTCTCAGTCTTTTCGATTACCTGATTGCCCAGCGTGATGCGGTAGGTATCAATGACCTCACCATTGCCGCCAATCTTGTTGGTGATGTCGTTTGTTACAGTTACGTTAACAGTAACGTCTGTGTAGGTAAACTCGTGAGCAGTCCAGTAGTAAGTAAACTGGATTGGGTTAGCTTGTGCAGGTAGCACAAAAAACAATGGGCCAAAGGCTAAGGCGATTGCGGCTAGTAACTTAAGGCTTTTTGCTTTCATTTGGCTCCGATGCTCTGGTGCGCCCAATGAGATTTTTACTTAGATAGTTCAGGGTCCGAGTCGTCAAATTCGATGTCGTCGAAGTTGTCGTAGCTGGAGGACTGGTCCTCAACAGCCTTGCGGACATCTTCGTTCTCTGAAGCCTGCTTAGCCACAGCTGCGCGGAAGCCCTTCTCAATATCTTGGTCGGAAATCATAGCATCCCATGCTAGCTGCACACCGAAGAAGATGATGATGCTGGAGAACACGGTTGCAACGCCGACAAGTCCACCCATGAACCAGCCAACAGTCGGTCCACCAACTGCCATTCCTGGGATAAAGGCAAACATTACGACACCGATGGAGCGTACTGCGATTTGCTTTAGCTTTTTAATCATTTAGTTTCCTGTCCACAAGTCGGGCACGTTTTCTTAGCAGCTGCAGCCTTTGGCTTAGCTGGTGTTTCTTTAGTTGCGCCCTTTGTGGCAGGAGCTTCCTGCGTTTTTACCCATTCTACAAAATCAAACTTATCGGCAGTCGCACCGAATACGCCCTTGACAGTCCACGAGATTGTGAGATGAAGGTGAATTCCCGAACTCGCGGACCCAGTTGTCCCCATTATTCCGATGCTGTCGCCCTCTTTGAGCTTAGCTCCGACCTTTAGAGTCGGCTCATCCTTTAGGTGGCAGTAGCCAACGTAAGCGGTCTTCTTCTTCTTAACGTCGTAGACAGACTGCACAAGTACCCAGCCGAGGACATTGCTCCACTGGACTAGCTTAACTGTGCCATCAGCAACCGCTGGAATTGCGGTCTTGCCCTTAGCGCTACCTGCCGGAGCAAAGTCTGTACCGGAGTGTGCCTGCATCTTGTTCTTGCGGCGGAAGTCTGACATCGAACCGTAGACTCCAGTGATGCTGTTAGCCGGAAATGGAAGACGTGCCATTAGCTCATCACCGACCAAACAACATTAACAGTCTGAGCTGAGCCAGCGTTAAGACGGTAAAGAATTACGCTGAAGTTGGTAGTCGAGCTGTTAGTTACGGTAGCAACATAGCTGCTTGAGCTGCTGACTGGACCACGCACAGTTACTTGAATTAGGTCAGGGGCTGCACTCAAAGTCGACGGGAAGGCGATGGTCGCAGTCTGGGTGGCACCAGCGGTTGTGCCGTTGAAGGTGATGGCCTCAGTGCCAGAAAGCGGCACTGCCTCGTCGATGCTAGATGCGACAGTAGAGAAGACTGACTCCAATGGAGTAATCGCGTCAGTCGACGTAGGGTAGTAGATGCCTTTTGCTGTGGTTGCCATGCTTCTATTGTATCCTATCGAGACTCAAGCGCTTCGATGCGAGCGGTTAGCTGCTCGATTAGTTGTTGCTGTTGCTTGATTACTGGAATTACTGCAACTAGCATTCGGTCGTAGTAAACAGCGTCAGGCTGCCCCTCTTCGTTATACTGCACCAGCTCGGTAAGACCAAGTTCGTCAAGCTCTTCTGCAATAAACCCAGGAATGCGCTCAAGGCCTTCCGCAGATTGGCCATTTTCCTTGTATTCATTTATATCAACCCACGTTCTAGGCTGAAGCTCAAGTGCGGTCATGCCGTAGTCAATGCTTTGGATGTCTGCCTTATATCTGCGGCTCGAAGTGCTTCGAGCAAAGTTTCCATTAGAGGCTACGAATAAGTTTGCGGTTGACGTGGTGGTAGCTCCATAGGTTCCAGTGGAAGTAATTCTTCCATTAAAAGTTGAGTCACCAGAGGTGGAAAATGAGCCTCCTGTAACGCTACCATCGCAATCAATAAGTCCGCCCATAAAGATACTGCCGTTAAGTCCAAGGTTGCCACCAGCACCTAGGTTTACGGTGGCATAGATAGTTCCACCAGAAGTGATGTTACCGACACCATTAATTACACCGCCACCAATTCTGTCGGCAGATAGAGTTCCAGCAGTAATTAGGTCTGCATTTAGGGTTCCAACGGTAATGTTAGAGGCGTTAATCTTAAACGTGCTTGTTGCTTCATCAAGCGAGCCAAGACCATCAATGGCATCCTGAGCGTTGTCAGCGGCAGTCTGCGCTAAGGCCGCAGCCGCAGCAGCGTCATCAGCCGCAGTCTGTGCCTGAGCAGCAGCTGCCGATGCAGCCGCTGATGCAGCGGTAGCATTGTTAGCCGCAGTCAAAGCCTGACCAGCAGTGACGCTAAGTTGGCTGTCGCGGGTAGTGTTGTTAATCTCGGAGCTTCTCAGCGAACTCTCAAGGTTGGTAATCTTCTTCTCGACCTCGCGGCCCCAGTACTTAGACTGAGTCGGCAGGTTATTAGTAGGAAATGTCATGTTAGCCCTTCGTTAAAGCCGCGATGCTAAACTCGTTAAAGGTTAGCCCGTCCATTGATGTATTAAAGTCAGAGATGTCGTCGCCGGACCAGACTGCATCGAAGTCTGCAAAGGTGACGTAGGATGAGCCTTGGATAGTCACACCAGTTTGCCCAAAGTTGGTCTTGTCGATTCTGAACTTTGAGTCAAACGCCTCGACGATTGAGCCAGTGGTCGTACCAAACTCGATGCCGGTAGGGATTGACTGGTTTAGACTAAAGGTCGGGCCGCAAAGCTCGCGGTTAATTCTGGCTGCCGCTCCCCAGAAGATTTCATCGCTTGTGATAAACGGGTTGTCAATTAGAGCAGCCTCGCCAATCTCCGAGTCTGGAGCACCAGTGTAAAGCGTGTGCTCAGTCTTCTCAAAGAACACACCTGTGCCGCGGAGGTAAAACGCAGGGTAATCCTCCCCACCGGAGGACTCGACACCAATCTTGAATGGCTCAAGCTCTGGATAGTTCGCCCCAGTAATCGTAATCTCAATCTCGTTTGGGTTCTCGGTCAGGCTGACCTCAACCAAGCCACCCTGACCTTCCCACTGAGCTGCCGTCAGGGGCACTTCGTCCTTGCCGACGATTACATACTGGCTGTAGGTCACTGGGAATACAATTGACTGCACAGGGATTGGAGACTCGACGCTTTCAAGAGATGCGTTTATCAGCACTCGCCTAGTAATCTTTTCGTTGGCCTGAACCTGGAATGAGTCAGTGATTGAGACTAGCTCAAGATTTGCATAGTTAAATGAGTCGATGTTTTGCTGCCTGATTAGCGAGTCAGCTCGGTAATCGGTAGAATACTTGACTAGCTTGACGGTCTGAGAAGCATCGTAAGCGTCAATCTCAATGGACTGGCTGGAGATTAGGTCGGCCGTTTGCAGCGTGGTCGAAAGCGCCTGTCTGAACCAGAGCTGGTCCTCAAGAATGTACATCTCTAGCAGGCTGCCATCTTCATCAATCGGGTAAGCCGAGCAAAGCATCTTGAGGTGCTCCCAGACGTTGCCTTTCCAGCCGATAAAGTCGATGTCGATAAGCTCAAGCTGCGCCTGAAGACCTGCCTCGAAGCTTGGCACTACGTCGACAAGGCTGCAGTAATAAACGATTGCCTCGTAGAGGTTGTAGCCGCCAGCATCGCTACCTTGAGGCTGAGCCACTCTCTCAACATCTAGCTTGGCTTGAATAGTACTTCCATTAACTGAAACAAGTCCTTCGTTTAATGAAAGCTTCTTAATGGTAAAGTTGATGTTGCCGTACTCCTCATCCGAGAGTAGGGCTTCGTTGTTGATGGCGATGCGGCTACCGCGAGTTGCCTCGTTCTGCACAAGCTGAGCGCTGACCTGACCAGTTCCGCCGTTAAGATTGGCAGGGCTAATTGGAGTTGCATCCTCGGCGTAGCTAAATGAGATTAGGCTAGCATCCTTGAAGTCGCCACTTCCGCTGACCGTTTGTAATGATGGCAACTTTACTCCTCTACAAAGTTTGTGGCAAGCTCGACAAGTCCGTCATTAATCTTAGCAGATAGGTATGTGATGGTCGGAGCTGAAGCAAACTGCAGACCGGCAGTACCGCGGCCTGAGATGAAGTCACCTTGGGCAACAGAGTCAGCCTCAGGTAGCACCTGTGCAATCATCCCAGCAATGGAAATGACGCTAGCAGATGCGGTTGGGTTCTTCACAATCACGTCAACCATCGAGTAGGTTGTGCCGCTGATTGACCTGTTAGTCCTGATTGCGCTGGTGACTGCCAGTGGGTCAGTCTCAAAGTCGGTGGTGGAGTTGTCGTCCCTGTCATAGGCGCGAAGGATAATGGTTGCATCACCTGAAGTCTGCACACCATGCCATCCGAAGTGGAACTTGTAGCCAGTCGGGATGATGAACCTAGCGAACTTAGTACTGGTTGCAATCGATGCACCAAAGGTTAGCTGCAGAGACTTGTAAGGGTAGTTCTTGGTGTTGGTAGCGGTGTCGACCAAAGCCGCAGTTCCGATTGAGCTAATCGAACCCCAATCGCCAACGGATAGCATCGGAGATGCCCAGTTCGGAGCTAGCAGGTTGGTGTCGATAGCGAACGGGTCTAGCCAGTAGAATGGACCATCGCCGTAGATGCCGTCGAAGAAGTCTTTAACCGTGTGCAAGCTGTCGTTGATTGAGTCAGCGTTTAGCGGTCCAGTCCAAGCCGGGCTAAAACGCCTGTGGTTGGCCGCTGAGCGCTTTACAAATGCTCGACCACTGAGTAGCTGAGAGTCGGAGAAAAAAGCGTTAGAAGAGGCGCTCAGGCCCGTCTTAGGGGCAGGTATCCAGACCTGCTTGACGGAGTTACCAAAGTAGACTTTGCGTTCCATTATCTAATTCCTCTTTGCGCTAGAAGCTGGTTGCCAGCATTGGCCGAATGTGCGATGGTTGCGTTGTCGGTGTACAAAGCAATCGGCCTGTCGATAGCTGCGCGAAGTAGCTGACGGTCCTCAGGCGATAGGTAAACCGTTGAGCTACCTGCTACTGAAATGTTAGCTCCGCCTAGCGAACCGCTCTGTAGCGACATGTTGTTTAGTGCGTTCATAAAGTCTACACCATAGTACTGCACAGCGTTGGCCTTGACTACATACTCGCCATTCGAGAGGCGGGCCGCGATGCTGTCGCTTGTTGCAGTTCCAGGGCCAGTGACTAGACCACCGGTTGCGGCTCTGACGACACCTAGGGAACTGCCACCTGTGCTTTGGTAAACGGTGGTGACCTTTACGGTCTTGTCCTTGATGCCAGCTAGGATTCCGTTGATTGCACTGACGGCATCCTTGACTTCCTTCTTGGCGGTCGCAGTGTTTGCAGTTAGTTTAACATCGTCCACACCATCAAGGAGGGTGTTTGCATCTGCAACAAAAGTGCTAATGTCAGTGGTTGCAGTGTTAGTATCAACGGTGATGCCAAGGTCCATCTTGGCTTGGTTTACTGCTCCAATTTGACCTAGCAAAGAGTCTCGAAGAACAGTGGCCACAGCCTGCGCCTGGGTCTCAGTGTAGCCCATGGCAATTGCGTTAGCCTTGAACGCAGCAACTTGGTCATTGACAATCTTATTAAGGTCGTCACCTTCCTTTGCGTTCATCAGCATAAAGGTGGTCATGTTGCCATAGCTGCTTGCCATGTCACGGAGCGCCTTGTTCTCAGCGATGATTTCGGTAGCGGTCTTAGGGCGGTTAACCTCGGTGTTAATGTCGTTGATGCGCTGTTGCGATGTTACAATCTGGTTGTTGGCATTTGCAATATTGGTTCGCTCTTTAGCAATGTCAGCATCAATGCCAGCAATGTCAGCACGAATCTGCTCAGCTCTAAGAGCATCTCCATACTTAATCGCAATCTGCAGCTGGTATTCAAGCTTTCCGCGGTTGGCAGTCAGCTTGTCAATAGCTGCATTTGCGGCATCAATTGCATTCTTTGCATCAGTGATTGCTTCTGCTGCACCCTCAGCCTCTTCACGAAGCTGCTTAATGCGCTCAGTTGCGGCCTTCTGGGACTCGGCCATCGACTCCCAGCCTGCAGTTACGGCATCAATAGAGTCGGAGTAAGCAAAGTTAGCGTTGAATGCGCTGGTCACAGCCTGCGCAATCTTTGACGTAGCTTCAACAATCTTCTCAAGAGTTGCTCTAGTGGCACCGATGTTGCCAAGCGCCTTGGCAAGTTCCTTAATGGTACCCGTCGAGACCTTACCAGTCTTGCCAATCTTCTTAAGCACAGCGTCGATAATGCCAAGTCCAGCTGCAGGTACACCAGCGTCAGCCAGCACCTTGCGAAGCGAGACTAGGTCATTAGCAAACTTCTGAGTATCTCCACCTGACTTGTTCGCAAGCTCAGTGATGGTGTCCTGAAGTGCGCCGATGTTGCTTCGTCCGGCCTCGCTGAAGCTGTCAAAGTTTCTACCGTTGTCAATTAGAGACTGGCCAAGGCTTGCTAGCGAACCTCTTAGCGCAACGAATGCGTTAGTGTACTTGAAGGCCGATGCAATCTTTTCAAGAAGTTTCTCAAGTGCGGTCTTGGCCTTGTCAGCGCCGTCCTTGACATCCTTCATGGCATCGTCGAACACAGAGCTAAACTTGCTAGCGTCAGTGCTGCTTGCCAAGGAGTTTCTCAAAGCGGTTAGTGCATCAATCTGGGCCTGAGCACTCTTGGCGTTTGCCGCACCTGCTCCTCCAGCAGCTTGCGACCTAGAGAGAATAGCCCTAGTCAAAAGAAGCTGAGCATCAATCTGCGCAATAACCGAGTCAGTGTCCATTGCGGTAGCTAGATTGGAGGCAAAGCCCTTAAGCGCCGGAGTGGTTGCAGCAAGGTTCTTAACGATGAAGTTCTTCATCTGCTCAAACTGCAGACCGGTGTTAATACCCTCTTGGCCTAGGGCGTAAATACCGCTAGCCATACTCTTGACTGAGCCAAGGAATCCAGTGTCGTTTGCTACTGCATTGTCAATGGCAGCCTGCATAAAGCTAGACCATGCAGCCATTGCGTCTCGGCCATCTTGAGTTAGAATGTCAATCTCGCCAGTGGTGCCGGCCAAAGCCTGTGCTAGGTTTGCAAACGAATCATAGACATCAGCGTTATCAGTTCCAATTGCAGAAGCCTCTTTGCCATACCGCACAAGAGCATCGCTGAGGGACTCTACCTCGGTGGCTTCACCATCGGCAGCAAGTCCAGCTGCATTAAATGCTTCACCCTTAATCTCAGTAGCTTTAGTTGCAATCTGTGACTGCTTTACAAAGCCATCGGTAGCCTCTCCAGCTTGCTTTACAAAGTAAGTTTCGTTTACTAGGTCTAGGCTGGTTCCTCGAACTGAATCCGCAAGGGCCTGAATCTCGTCTGTAGTTTTAACAATGCCCATATCGGCCCATTGTCTTTGATATTCCTTGAGAACGGAAATATCTGCGTTCTCTCCAATGTTTCCGAGATTCATCAGTGCGGTAACGTACTTTTGAGAATACTCAGCCGCAGTCTCTCCGCCTTCTGCAAGGCCAGCCCCGACCATGTCTGCCGCATCGAATCCAAGCTGGGTAAGCGCTGCCTCTGTAGTAGGGTCCAGCTGTGCTAGCTGAGTCCAGAAGTCCTGGCCCTCTCCATCGCCGTATTTGCTGAGTGCGTTAAGAATAAGCTCTTGAGTGTTCTTTCCAACAAGCTTGCTGTTCTCGTCGATAAGTTCATTGCCAGTCTTAAGCTCGGTGTTAAAGTCAGCAAGTGCCTTTTCTGCAGCTATTACAGATTCAGTATTTCCAGTTACTGCAGCCTTTGACTTCTCTCTAGCAACTGCTGCCTCTAAAGCGGTTTTCCTGGACTTTACATCTTCTTCTCTAAGTTCCTTTAGCGACTGCTTTAATGCTCCAAAAGTATCGTCGCCCGCCTCAGTGTCTTTTGCGATTGCCGCGTTGAAGGCTTCTACTCCACCTGCCGCATCAAACATGGCCTTGCCAGCATTCTTGGCATTCTCCTCCACCATAATGACAGCAGTGGCAATAGCACCAGCAACGGCTGCAATAGCTCCAATAGCACCCCAAGAAAGAGTGAAGCCCTTTACTGCAATGGCCGCCTTGTTTAAGTTAATTCCAAGGAAATTCATAGCTCCGGACAGGATGCCAGTTTGCCCCGTCACTGCGACCATAGAGGCCCTCAGCGTCATCAGGTTAATACCAGCACCACCAGCGGCCATCCCTAGGTTTTGCATGGCTAGCCTCATAGCAAGCATTCCAGCGATGCTCAAGGCTAGCACACCCTTAAATATTACAAAGGCTCCGGCAATTGCTCCAATTGAAGTTATTGTTGCTAGCAGTTCCTTTGGAAGACCGCTAAAGGCTTTGATAATTGAAGTGACAATGTCGACCAGTGGCTTAAGGCCCTCGCCTAAGCCTTCTCCCATTTTAGCTTGAAGGGCAGCAAAGCTATTCTGCATAACCTGAAGCTTGGAGTTAAGGTCATCTGCAACCTTGCCGTATGCCTCCTGTGCGTAGCTGCCCAATGCGTATTGCTCTTGAGAGTCTGCCAAGGCAGAAGTTAGAACATCCATGTTTCCAGCGAGGCGCTGGATTACGTTAAGTTCACGGCTGTTAGTAATGCCAAGGTCGGTGATTACTTGGTTTAGCTGACCTGTCGCCTGTGCACCGTTTAGGAATGCCTGCACAAACTGGCTAGGGTTTTGCTTCCAGAGGTTTGCTGCCTCAGTCGAGGTTGAGCCTACTACCTTAGCAAAGTCATTTAGGCTCTTTCCGCCCTGCGAAACTGACAGGTCAATCTCCCTGAAAAGTCGCACAAGTACGCCACGAGCCTCTTCTGGGCGGACCTTTAGAGAGGCAAGTGCGGCTGCGAAACCGATAGTCTCATCTGCGGCAAAGCCAGCTTGGTTAGCAGCAGCTGCAATAGACTCTGACATTCTAAGGATTTCAGTATCGGTTGCTACTGAGTTAACACCGGTATAGGCAACGGCCGCAGAGAGGTTCTCAAATTGGGAAACTGGAACATCCATTAGCTGAGCTAGTCGACCAAATGACTGAGCAGTTTCCTCCACGCTAATGCCGGTGATGGCCGCGAACTTAACCACAGTATCAGTAAACTCATCTAGGGAGTCAGCTGCAATACCCATCTGTGCACCGAGGGTTGCAACCTTCGTAACATCTGCAAAGGCCACTGGAATAGTAGTGGAGATTTCAATTAGCTTGGTACGCATATCATCAAGCGCACTACCAGTTAACTCAGAAGTTCTTTCAACTGAAGTAAATGCGCTTTCAAAGTCAGCGAATGCCTTTACTGACTGGAAGACCGCAGCTTCGACTGCTGTTCCAAAGGCTAGGAATCTATTGCCAATGTCGTAAAGCGCATAGCGAGTAGATGCTAGCTTGTTTTCAAAGTCAGCGCTACGGAAAGTGCCAACCATTCGGGCAAACTGCATGTCAGCGCCCTGCTTGGCAGCGGCAGCTGCTGTTGCTCGCTGTTCCGCAGCACGCTTCTTAAGCTCGGCTCTCCACCAGTCGCTGTACTCTTTTTCATAGGCTTTGTCGGCCTGAATTAGAAGCTTAGTTTGAGCTGCTCTATCGGCGGCGGCTTTAGCGGCTGCAGCATTGCGAACCTTTACGCCTTCTAGGTAAGCAGCGTTGCTGCTTCGCATAGCAGCGTAGGCATCCTTTACCTGCTGCTGAACGGTCTGCCTGTGGGACTGAACCCACCAAGCGTGGTAGCGCTCAATTTCCTTACGCTGGTCAGCAGTTAGGTTGTTAGTTACTGGAAGTGGGCGACCCACGTTGGTTCCAGGGGTGATGCCGCCTCTATTGCGGACGGCATCAAGCTCTAGCTTGCTCTTAGCTTTTTCGGCCTTTTGAACTCCGGACATAATGACGGAGTATCTGTCGTCGGCAATCTTCTTTTCGATTGCGAGAATTGCTTGGCCAGTCTTGCTGGCATCCTGCACGCGTTCGGTGCCGAGGGTCTTTGTGCGGTCTAGGCTACGCTTGGCATAGTGGTCAACATTGTTTTGGAAGCGCTCTGCGCCAGTGCCCATAGCCTTGAACTGGCCAATAACAACTTTTGCATTAGCCTGAAACTTAGCTACCTCAAGGGCAATTCTAGCACGAATTTCCAAGGACACACCACCTATCGTTACCTACTATTCTACACTATCCTGAGCCTTCTCAGCCATGTAGGAGTAGTAGCTAGCCCTTGTGGGCATTGGGCCTTCGTCATAGGTGTAGGCGACGATGTAAGGGTTCTGGCCGTAGGCTTTCTTGGAAGACTTCTTCTTGTCTTCCTTTTCTTGCCACCTATCTAGCTCAGCCTTAGCAAAGCAAGTAGAGGTCTTAATCTTAAACCCAACGTTCGCAGCACTTTCGTTTCTGCAAATCCAAATAGGGTTACCGCAATCTGAACAGGTTTCGTCCTGCAGGGTCTGGAACGCTTCAAGTAACATGAAGTCAAATGGGACCCAGGGGTCGCTAGGCTGCTCGTGGAACAGCATAGCGACCGGCCTGATGCCCGCTGCAATGGAGGCTTTGATTGCGTTTACGTAGCCTCTATTGCCATCCCAGCTCAGGACTTCGGTAAAAAACCTGCGTCCGTTACTGAGTCGAAGTAGCTAGAAGCCAGAGTCAGCTTCTGCATGGTGTCGATTAGGATTGCCCAGCTGTCGATTGGAACCACTCCGCGAAGCTCAATAATCTCCTCGGTAGTGAAGGTGCTGTCATCCTCATTGCCATCAACATCGACAACCTTGACAATGTTTGATGCAACTAGTCCGCACAAGTAGTAGGTTAACCAGTCGGAGTTCTCAATGCCAGCATCAGGATACTTGGCATCGGCCTCTTTGGTAATCTTCTCAACAGTCCCCTGACCAACACCGCGTAGGTGGAAGGTTAGCTTTGACTGCTTAATCTTTTCGGCAACCTTCTCCATCTCGGCGTACTTAGCTTCGTACTCCTCGGTGCCTGGGGTTAGGTTCTTGATTTCCTCTTGCAGGGACTCAAACTCAACACCGGAAGCGGCGTCGATGTAAACATCTACGGTCTTCTCTGGGTATGCCCTGCCTTTGATTGCGTCTGCAAGTGAGAACTTGCCGCGCTTCTGTGCCTCCTGCACAAGTTCAACTACGTTATCGCTCATTTGTATGCCTTCCGTTTATTTGCCGTTTATGAGGTGAAAGACTGGGTGGGGTAAACGGGCGCAAAACCCCACCCAGTCAGCTATTCAGATGTTACGCTACGGTAGTAACGTTAACACCAAGCTTACCCTGAGGTGCGAAGTTCACCATGAACTTAACGCTGTCCTCACCCTCGGTGTTGTCCATGAATGCGTCTGCAATAAACTTGTAAGCAGAAACTTCCTGGTCCTCGTCCAAGGCGGTAGAAGCTGGGATGCCAACGCGGGTGACCAAGAAGCCAACTGGACGGGAACCGTCGGTAGCTGCCTTGAAGGTCTCAAATGCGTTGTAGTAAGCTCCGGTGCTCTCCGAGCGGATACCGCGGAAGAACATTAGGGAGCCAGAGAACTGCGCGAATCCACGAGTCTGAACCTGTCCCTCGTCGAGGATACCACGGTCGTCAATCTTGTTGGAGTCAGTTGCACCTAGCTCGTAGCTGTCCCAAGCGATTGCCTCGGTTAGGTCTACAGAGCCAGAAGCCTCGATGTCAGCGACCGAAGGTCCCTCGACAAACTCGTCCTCAGTGCCAGAGATGTTGCTAACTGGAACCCACCAAACCTTGACCTTACCGTTGGAAACAGACTTAGTTCCAACGATAGACTTAAGCTGTGGGCCAGTGCTTGCGGTACCTGCGCCAACTGCAACGTTAACACGAACCTCACCAGTGGTCAAGAAACGTGCGCCGTGACGAATCATCTCGCCGTCGCCAATAATCTCGATTGGGAAGTCAGTCTTTACGCCGTAGATGCTGATTAGGTCACCCTGAGCAAATGCTGCATCGTGAACCTTGCCAACACGCTTGATTAGGTAGTACTTAACGTCTGGTGCGGAGAACAGCGAGCGGAACTTGTTGTAGACGGAGTCTGCTTCAGCGTCTGCGTCGCGGAAACCATCTAGAGAAGCCTCGTAGTTGCTGTAGGTAGGGGTAGAAACCGAAGCGTTGTCAACGATGGCTAGAGAGTCATCGGTGTCGCTGTCGGTCATGTTTAGGGTGTAGTCGTCAGTAACTGCTGGAGAGATGTTGAATACCTTGGTTGCGCTGGTAATCTCGGACAGCGTTGGAGCGGTCCAGTTTGCAAACGCATCTGCGGCAGCAACATAAAGTCCAACGTTCGGACGTAGCATCTTTGTTGCCATGCTTTATTCCTCGTTCTCTTCGATGTTGTTTGGAGCAGGCTGCTCCTCGATTTCAGTCTCAACTGGGCGCTCCCATTCAGTGCCTTCCTGAACCAGGCCGTCACCGTCTGCATCAACTGCAGCTGGGATGTACTCAGCGGACTTCTTTTTCTTTTCTTTCTTTGGAGCAGCCTTGACCTCAGCACCATCAAAGGGAGCCAAGTCCTTGCCCAAAACTTCGTGACCAATGTAGTGGTCAGGAACACTAACGGTTTTACCCGTTCTTAGATTAATAGCTAGAGCCATCGTAATCCTTCCAATCTCTACTATTTTACCATGCGGTGTTGACCGCAAAAGTAAAGGCGACTTCAGCGATGTAGCGGTTTGGCTTTACGTCTGGGTTTGCGTAGTCGATTGCGCCACCGGCAAAGCGAAGTTCGCCGCCATCATCAGGCGTAAAACCAGTGAGCTTGTCACGCACAAGGTCTGCTACCTGACGAGATGCCCGCTGGTTTGCCGACACGCAAGTGATGATTGCGTAAGACTGGCCGCTGTCATAGCGAGCACCTAGGATACCGTTGCTGCTTCCGGGGTACATGTCGGAATACTGCACAACAATGTAGGGCAGGAGGTTGCC